CTTCACCAACATAGTGGTCTACTGCTGATGTAGACACAAATGTGGACTCATTGTGTAGGTCTCCGAGAATGGTTGTACCACTCACTCCTCTAGAGACATCTAAAAATTCTGTATCTGTTCTCTCTTTGTAGAAACAGATTTCTGTTCCAACTCTAATATATCCGTTCTTCTCTGGAAATGAACTAGCATCAGCGACTACCAAAGTCGTGGAGGATGCATTTACAGTCAAAGCAACTGTAGTAGATTCTTTCAGTAAATTCTTCTCATAAAAATCAACATCACGATATGTCGTAATGTTGCTGATGATATCAAGAGGTTGACCGACCGATTCCTGTTGTCGATAGTATGCTTCTAAAATACTCGAAAAGTTTTCGTATTCAGAAACAATAAACCCAGGAAGTTGGTCTTCAATTAGAGCCGAAATCTGTGTACTCATCTATTACTCTGGATATACCGCGAACTTGCTATTTGCAACATCTAAATCTAGATACATGTGTCTAGATGCACTGATGTCATTGTTACGTGGGATCACTCGAACCGAGATTCTGTTGTCAAAGAAGGTTCCCTGTAAGATGGTTACATCATATAATTTGATTTCGCCTTCCTCATAATCAACATCGCCAATATTGTCGTTCAGGACAATCTTTTCACCTGTACCAGGATCCAATCTATATAGGACGATTTTACCATCCCTGTCTTCAAAATAAACGACAACATTGGGATAAGCAGTGACCTTGAATCCTGTTGACATAACAACAGGTCCATCTTCAGGACATGACAACTTAAATGGGTTCTGGAAACAAAGTTCGTAGTAAGTAGTAGTATTGATTTGTGGATAGAAATCCTTCCTCATCATTACTGTCGTAGTGTTGGAAGTAACTGAACGATCAGCGTTGTCAATTACTCCAACATACTTACTATATCTAAATTTGCCGTTAAATTTCTCGGTATCAGATAGTTTAGTATACTCTTCTACTGAATTAGTGACTTTAGTTTTAACATCAGTAGGGAATTGATTTGTAATACGTGTATTGAAACTGACTCTACTGTCTAGTTCTAGATACAAGATTGATGGATCCTTGATTTCTGGAGTGACTGATGCTACAGCATAGTCTTTCAATCTAGCAATAATTTGCTTTTTAGTCACACTAGAAAGTGTAGCACCACTATCTGGTTTGATGACAATCTTGACTTTACCAAATTCAGGGTATCTCTCCTCTTCACCACCATATGTAATGATGTCAGATACTGCAGGATAAATTTCTCTTACAATAGCACCATAGTCCATTGCAGTAACTGCTCTGTTCTGTGTGGCATATAGTTTAGGAGCATTGAACTTAATCTTATCAATACTTTCAATTCCCGCTCCACCATCAGCTGCAGAAACTGTTGTAATGTTAGTTACCGTAAGTGGGTATGCAGTACCGTTATTATCCTGTAGAACACCACTAAATGTAAATACACTAGCGCCATTTGCTGCAGCACCACCAGAAATTAAGTATGATACCTCAACAAAGTTATCATTCTCTAGCGCAGATCCAACTACACCATCACCAAAAAAGAGTTGATATTGCTCATCAGCGTTTTCATCTACGTAATAGATCTTGTCAGATGCTCCAATATCAATGATATTGTTGATCTGATTGTAGTATGCAAACTCTGATGCTCCCTCGATGGGGAATACCTTGACACGCAGTGTGCTTGTGTCCGCACCACTGTTCTTTAGAATGAACTTTTGATTTTTTAATACCGTAGACTTGGTATAAGTCTCTTCAATGAGAGTACCTTCTTGGAGTACAACGTTCTCAAAAATTGCTTGACCGTTAACAACCCCCGCTTTGTAATCATCAATTACGACAAAACGATATAACTGATCATCAAATGTAGTAACAAATCCCGTGCCTTTCTTCAAGGTAATGACACTTGGGTATGTTCCTGTAAAATTTACTTGAAAATTAACTGTTGCTTGCGGAGAAACAATAGACTTTGGTTTATATCCTAATTGTTTCGCAAGAGATACAACGTTATCACGGAGTGTTGCTGACTCCAAAAACAACTCATTAGCCACCATGTTCGTGTTGAACGCGGTGTAATACGTATTATATGCTAGTACATCTAGCAAATTACTCCAGGCAGACCCTTCAAAATCAAAATCGACAAAATCAGTCTGCGCTCTTAAGTAATCTTTGAGCGCAGTCTTGATATCTGCAAAATCTAAATTATTTACTTGAATGTACTTCATCGGGTTCTCTGTAAGAGGAAGTTGACGTTTTGAGGTGGTTCGTCTTGACGACCACGAATTATAAACTCAATAGCAACGTCAAAGGCATTATCATCAAAGTTTGGGTCAACTGCCAAATCTGTCAATGTGACCCTAGACTCGTATTTCCTCAAAGTGGTTCTGATTTGGTCTTCAATCAAACCCGCTGTACCAAAATCAAGTGGTTCAAATAGTAATTCAGAAATACCACAACCCAACTCATCGTCGAAGAATCTTTCTCCAGGAGTAGTCAATATAAGATTAACAACTGACTGCTTAACAGATGCATCGTCTTTAGTTACTAGTAAGTCACCCGTAATTGGATGAGGCTTCATAGTAACCTTTAAATCTTTAAAAGACTGTTGATTGGGCACAATAACACGATTTATTGTTTATTTATGGTCCTTTTTCTTATCTTCTGTCTTGATCTTTTTTAAGATCCTATCAGACTCTATTTGAGTGATAAGAGTCATTCCTGATTTGATAAAATCTTTACTCTTATCAGTTGGTGAATTACCCATTTTCTTTCTCCTTTGGTGTTTGCCAGAAATAATCGTCAGTGTCTCCTAGGCGTCCCCAGTCAATTCCTGCCTCTACTTGGTATTCTATAGTGGATACCTTAAAGTCAGGGAATTGAGGGTCCTGGGGGGTTATAGAGAGGTCATACAAGCGCATTCTATTATTAGGATATAGTGCATACTGACCGTTGTTTAGAGCGATACAATTATGCGACTTGTGCTCTTGTGGCACCTCACTTACATTATTATCTATAACATCGATGTTTGCATGATAGTTATCTAATGTAAACAAGTATTGACCTTTCATCAATCCATGGTCTCTTGTAAAGACTTCACAGTCCATTGATGATACAAATCCCTTGTTCATACATGCTACCCCATAATCCATACAATTCCAAAATTGTAGATTCTCCAGACTCATATCAACATCTGGTGTTTTAGGTGATCTTACAAATGCACTGATAGGTAGCTTGTCATACATTGCTCCATATGTAGGCAAGTATGTCTCAAAGTAAAAAGCACGCCCAGGTATGCTTTTAGCACATACCCAGACGCCCTCTACAAACTCCCCATGCCCGTCTTGATGATCTCGTAAGTATTCCTTACGAACCCACACCTTCTCTGCAGGAAGATTGCAAATTAAATTCACTTACCCTGTCCACGATAACGCTTCTTCGCACTGTTTCGACTTGTTGCTGCATACTTGGTGTTCTTACCATTGCCTTGACGACTCTTCTTGGGAATTGGTTCAATGAACGAATTACCCGTCAACGCTCGATTAAACTTTGCCATTATTCTAATGATGAACTTCTAGTATTATACCACAGATCTACAATCCTGCCAATACCGTATGAGACCCTTCTGTCATCACTGCACCATAGGATAACAGATCACCTATACGCATAGTATCCATCTTGTTGATTCGGACTCTTTTAGACCCCTTCACACACTTATCAGTATGTGGTGGTTTATTTCCACATACATGAACTGCAGTTACATCACCAACTCTTACTGCTGCAATCTTATTCACAAAAACATTCAATGAACCAGTAATTACAGGTACAGGTGGCCAACACTGATGACCACTCTCCAAATCCTTCATTCGACTGATTCCACTTCCTGCTGGCATTATCCTTCTCTTGCTTCGGTTTGCTTACTTAAACGATATTTAGTACGCTTCGTGTGATTTTGCCAGTTGTTATCTACATCGATAAATGCTGGGAACTTCCAGATGTATGGTGGACATGTACTCGTAACTGTAATCTCATAATGAAAACGCAGAGTTTTGATCAGAGACGGTTTATAAGCATGTACATAGTTACTACCCCTCTGTGCTATATCATGTACAAAAGGTCCAACAAACTCCCTACCTTCAGGTGTTGCCTGATATGCAGAGAGCCTTCCCGATCCACTGATTCTTTTTAACTTCTCATCACGCTTAAAGGTTTTCTGCACTCCAAGTCCTCCCTGAAATGTGACACCCCTCATATTGTCCCTGGTACGTGGTATTGTACTACCTTTGTAACTTTCTCCAAAACCTGCCTGCATATCATACATCCACTTCTCCGTGTAATTACCAATGAGTGGGATTGGCAATACTAATGTGGTGACTCCAGGTGCTACACTGATACTCCCGAATGTCACAGCATCAGTGCCTACTAACATCTCTGGTATAGTCGGTACACCACCCGCTAGTACAATACAACCAGGTGGCATGATACCAATACTGATACCTGTGATTAACTCGGGACTCGGCTGTGAGGGACCAGGTGTTCCTCCAGGACATACCAAGTTTGCTTGAGCAGTGACATTCACTACCCCCACGTTCTCATAGATATTCAGATTTATACCATCTCGAAACATTCCAGGTATCACAAAGTTACTCGGAGGCGGCAACATCCTCCACCCAGGTCCAGATCCTAAAGTAAATGATGTTCCTGCAGGTATGAGAATTGCCATTATTCTAATTTCTTTAGTCGTTTATCTACATCATCCAAGTAATCTGTTATCTTCTCATGTGCGACAGCACCAGGGCGTCTATACATGAGACTTGGAGACTTTAGACGCTCGACTTCAGCTTTCAGTTCCCGTATCTCCTGGAATGCTATCGATAGCACCTCTTCCAGGTTCGCTGATTTCTCGGAGGAGTTCAAATCTTTCATCTTGTTTGTTTGGGTTCTTAAAGTTCTCGGCAGCACGTTTCTCGAATTGTTCGCAGAAATCATCGAACTCATTCAATACTTCTGCTTGCTTATTAATAAAGCGATCGTAGTCTTTCATGATTCAACTATTTTGGGGAAATTTTTTCTGGGGAAATTTTTTTATTTCCTTGGAATATTTATCTTGCTTGGGTAACACTTTGTAGGTTAGAGTAGTGGTAGGAGTCCCGCTCGGCATTCGGGGGTATACAATAAAGGGGGCGTTTTACTGCCCCCTGTGTTACATAGTGTTGTCTAGGTTAGTGTTAGTTAAGAGCGTAACGATTGCACCACTCACCGAATCCAATTCGTTGATCTAATAGTAATAACATGTCACGCATGCGAGCACGGTGCAGTGAGTAGTGACCCGATGACCAATGGATAAACACCAGGC